CGTAGCTTCGCTTCGTCACGGTCGCGGCGGGCCTCGATCAGAAGCTCGCGCGTCCGGCTGTAAAAATCGGCGGCCGTTTCTTTAACTGACGCCGCCTCCCTGTTGCGGGGGAAACTCATGCTGCCACCTTTCGGAAATCCTGATAGGTGCGGATCGACTGGACCATTGCGTCCAGTTCCTCATTGAAGGCGTCGATGGCCTTGGCGAGCGTGGCGATGTAAGCCTCGTCGCGCGGCACGGTCAGGATCAGCGGGGGGAGCTTCGGGCAATAGCTCACGAAGTCCCACGTCTCGCGCTCACTGACCAGCATGCAGCCCTGAACCTGGGCGACGTGCTCGGTGGGTAGCGTTCCACGCTGCAACCGCTCGATCTGAACGGCAGGGATGGCAACCTTGATCTCGAGCCCGGCGCGGTCGCCTATCAGGCTATCGGGGCTTGCGCCCTTCTGGCCGTTGCGGATGAATCCGACACGCTGAGGTTCAGCATCCCGCATGAAGGCGTATAGGCTGCGGGCCTCGTCCTCCAGTTCGTGCCCACGTGCCATGAAGCCGTTGCTATAGCCTTCCGGGGCCGGTTCGCCTGTGAGGATTTCCCCGGCAAGCTGGCGCATGTATTTGAGGCGGGTAACGCTGGCGCCACCGTCCTTGCCGCGCGCCATGACGGTGCTGAACTCTGAGGCGGTCGGGATGCCGGCGCGGCACTGAAACCACAGCTCAGAGCCTTGCTCGCAATCAAGAATTTCGATCACGCTACGTGCCTCCAGTTCTTGCCGGTACGAATAAACCAGATGGCGCCGGGTCTGACGCCGTAGGTCGCGGCTATCGCGACGTCAGTATCGCCTGCTTCAATGCGCCGTTTGATCGTAGCGGCCTGTGCCTCAGTCAGTTTGGCTTTGCCGTTCTCGGCGCCTGACTTATGAGCGGCGACGATGTTGCGCTGAGCGACGGCCTTAGCTCGCTGAGGGTCGCGTCTGGTCCAATGGTCGTCGCCGCGGGGCAACCTGTCTGGATCGGTGTACCGCGTCTTGTTCGACTGTTGTTGCGAGCGGGTGGCCCAGCGACAATTCCCAGGCTCATAGTTGCCGTTGTTGTCGATGCGATCGATAGAGTGGTCCGCACTGGGGCGCGGCCCCATATCAGCGAAGAACTGCGCGAAATCGCTCCAGCGCTCGCAGACAGTAATTCCGCGCCCGCCGTAGGTGGGGTAGCGTGAGCTATTGGGGTTGCCGCACCGTTGGCGCATGCTCGCCCAAGCGACGTATTCCGGTGATCGGGTCATCCCGTGTGTGGGGCGTGGCGTCATTTCGCTGCCACCTTCTGGCGCTTCAACTCCATGATCCCTACTGCCTCGGCAAAGCGGGCGATGGGCAGGTCAGGCAGGGAGTTGATCTTGAAATGACCGCATAGTTTGGCCACGTCGCCGCCCACTTCGCTGGCGAGCGTCTGCAGCTTCTTCAACTGCTCCTCGCTGATGGTCATGGCATTGCCGGCCGATGCGCCGTCGTCGTCCGACGAGGCCGCAAGGCCAAGTGCCGCCTTGAGCGTCATGCGCTGCAGGTAAGTGAGCGTCGATCCGATCGCCTGGATGCTGTTCTTGTTCCCGCTCTCGTCGCGCCCGGCAGACAGCGAGTTTTCTTCCGAATACCCCAGCCGGTGTGATACGATGCAGGTCACAGTCACCGGTTCGTTTGCCGGCGACGTGGTGCGGAAACGGTAGCTCAGCCCGTGCTTGCCGAGGATCGGGTTGATGGTCTTGGCGATCTCGGCAAGGTCTTCGTAGCGGTAGTGGGTACGGCCCTTGGCGGACGTGAAATCGACTTCCCGGCTTTTGAAGATGACGGGGATTTCGGCCTTGGCCGCTGCCATCGCTTCATCGAAAGCCTTGCGGCCCTGGTTAGCTTCCCAGCGCTCGTGGAGCGCCATCAACTTCTCCACGACTTCGATGCTGGCGCCGCTGGCAACTGCCCGATCCACCATGTCCATCGGGGTCAGGGCAGTACCGGTCGCGACTTCCGGCTGGTCCATGCGTTCAACTACGGCATGCGCGGTCATTTCGTAAGCTCGCTCTGTTCCTGGTGGAGGGATGCGATGGGGGTCACTTGGAACGCTCCGCGATGAGAGCATCTGCCAGCGAGTAGCGAACCTTGGCGTAAAGTGCGAAGCGCGTGGCTTGGTCGAGCGAATTCCACCACTCATCAAAGGTGACTTCTGCCCCATCTTCGCGGATGACAAAGAAGCCGTGACTTGACTTCACACGCAGCCCAGCGGCCACTGCAATCTCACTCATTCCCGGCTGGTCGCAGTTCACCGCGAAGTAATCACGCAGCGTCATGCCGTGGTAGCCATTCGGAACATCGCGTAGCTCGTTGTCGAAGCGTTCGGTCGGGAATGCCGGCCCGCCGCCGTTGTCCTTCGTCGTCATTTCCTTCCTCCCGAAAGGTCCATCTCCCGCATGATCTGCTGCAGTACCGGGACCACCGTTGCCATCATCCGCTTCGCTGCTGCGTGAGCGACTGCGGATATCTCTGCCTTGGTGAGATTGGTGGTCATTTCCGCACCACCACGAGTTCGACAAGGGCACGAGGCGGCGGGCCGCTACGCAGCGCTTGGCAGACGCCGCCGACGATATCGTCTCCCTTGACGGTTGCGGGGCATGCCGGGCAAACCGGATGCGTTTCCTCATCAACGCACGGGCAGTATTCAGGCCTCTGGCTGGTGATGAGCATGGGACGCGTGACAACTTTCCAGTCCATCGGTCATTCCCCCTCGGCGCTCACAGCGCTCAGAAGCGTGGTAGAGTTGGGTGTTGGGGTGGGGCGGGTTGCGCCAATCGCTCCAAGCGTCATTGCGACAGCGAGCATCCCGGCAAGGAAGAGGGCGAGGTCGGAAGCATCGCCGTTGGTGGTGAACAGGCGGCGCATCAGCGACCCTCCTCGGCTTGCGGCAGGAATGCATCATCGATGGTTCGGTAGAGGACCGACTGGAACAGGGCGATGCGATCTGCCTTTTTGAGAAGGTTCAGCCGCTTCGCGATGCAGGTTGCGGACAGGAAGGCGTTGTAGAAATCGCCGTCGTCTGTCACGATCAGGTTCACATCCTCGCGTCGAAACGACGTGAACTGGCTGGGCATCCCCTGATATTCTTCGTCGGTCGTCGTCTCAAAGCCGAGGGCCTTCAGCTTGTCGAAGACCAGCTTGGAGCCGCGACACAGATAGTCGCGATCAGTGCCTTGCGGTGGCGGGTTGCAGGTCACGGTCGAACCAACCGGAACGACATGACCGAACATCAAGAGAACGTCTCCCGGAGCGCCCATCTACGCCACCCGTGCCAGTTCGATGGCTTCATCAGCCTCCACCGTGCGAACGGCAGCTTCGTACTCGTCAGCGACGAACCGGCTGGCGAGCTTGAAGTATCCCTTCTCGGCAAGCTCTTCGCGCTCGGTGCGGTTGAGCCGTGACCAGCATTCAAGGGTCACGTCCTCGGTCACGTCACGGCAGGGCGTGGAGCCACCTTCACGACACTCCGCAAAGTCGATGGCGATCACCATCGCGTCGAGGTCGGCGTAGGGCAGGGCAGCGAACAGCGCGGCCTTGGCGTGGTGCGTCTCACCGTCCATCGGCTGCAACGAGCCGTCACGGTGAAGCTCGATGATCTGGTAGCTTGCCGTCATTTTGCTGCCATCCGAGTGTCGTGTTCGTTTCGTAAATAGCGCTTGATGGTCGTCGCCCCGACGCCGAACGCCTCTGCAATATCAGCGAAGTACATCCCGCAGCGTCGCATCTCGCGGGCCTTCTCGGCGTCAGCAGAAGTTAGCAACCGCCTCTTGAAGGCAAACCTGCCTTTGGCAATAGCGTCTTGGACGTTGTCTCTATGACTGCCGCTAAACAGATGGCTGGGGTTTACACATGACCTCACATCGCATCGGTGGCAGACAAGATCGTCGTCCGACAACGCGCCGTTGAATGTCATGTAAGAGAATCTGTGAGCATAAATCATTCTGTTCCCCGGAACAGAAAAAGTACCGTAGCCCTTCCTTGAAACTGACCCAGTCCACAACCAACAGCCGGAGTTTGGCTCAGGGATGTACATGCGCTCGAACCGCGTCATTGCCGGTTCTCGCGGCGGCATACTGTGCCACCTCCCACAATTTGTGGGCTCGACGTAGTAGTTGCCGTTGCCGT